TGCGCGAAATTCGCGATCAGTCGGGCATCGTGATCGCCAAGATTTACAACCCGTCTGTTGGTAAATACGACGTGGCCGTCACAACGGGCCCGTCCTACCTGACCAAGCGCCAAGAGGCGATGGATGCAATGGGTCAAATTCTGCAGGCTAACCCGAACCTGTGGGCTGTGGCTGGCGACCTGTTCGTCAAGAACATGGACTGGCCGGGCGCTCAGGAGATTGCCAAGCGCTTGCAGAAGACCATCGAGCCGCGACTGCTGGAGGATGAAGAGGATCCAGCCATTCAAGCTGCAAAAATGGAAAACGAGCAGCTTCGATCTCAGATGGATGAAATGCGGGTCATGCTGGATAACGTCCAGAGGTCGATCGAAGCCCGCGAAGTCGACATCAAGGCGTATGATGCAGAGACGAAACGCATTAGCGCTGTCCAAGCGGGCATGACGCCCGAGCAGATCCAAGATATTGTCTTGGGCACCATCAGCGGCATGATGACATCAGGCGACCTCGTGGCGCCGATGCAACGTGAGGCTATGATGCCGCCTGAGATGGGCATGGAGTTACCGCCGCAATGACCTGCGAAGTCTTTATCGGACGGCTGTTTCTGGCTCGGGATGTGACCCACAGCACCCACCTGAATACCCGTAACTACGCAAAGCACAAAGCGTTGCAGAAGTTTTATGAGGGCATCATTCCCTTGGCAGACACGTTTGCAGAGGCATATCAGGGTCGGTACGGCCTAATCGGCCCGATTGCGCTGGCATCTGCCCAGAAGTCGAACAACGTGCTGGATTTTCTGGAGAAGGAACTTAAAGACCTAGAGGAAATGCGGTATAAAGTCGTCTCTAAAGACGACGCTACCCTGCAAAACCTGCTGGACGCGATCTTCGAGTTGTACCTGTCCACTATCTACAAATTAAAGTTTTTGGCTTGAGGTATAGACAATGGAATTACTGAATCCGCTTAACGACAGCCTGTACCCGGCCAGAACTGCGGCCTACACAGGCACCGCTGGCTCTACGGCTACTTGGGACTCAGGCCCGGAAGGCGTCGTCGTGTGGTGTACGTCGGATGCGTATGTGTCGGTTGGCGTTGGCGTAACCGCTACGACCAGCAGCACCCCGGTTCCGGCTAACACGCCGATCCCGTTCAAGGTTCCGCCGGGTACGGGCGCTCCGTGGCGCGTAAGTGCTATCCAAGTGTCGGCAAGCGGCACTGTCTACGCAAAGCCCATTAACCAGAACTAAAGCCGATGGCTCGCTATTACGGCGTACCGCTTCGTAACGGCCTGCGCTTGGGGCTTGGTTCGACTATTGCTTTGCGAAGTGGCTCCAGCGGCCCTACTGCACCATCAACTGTTGAATATCTTGTTGTTGCTGGTGGTGGCCCCGGCGGCGCAGGTTACTACGGAACTATTGGCGCTAATTTTTATACCGCCAGCGCGGGCGGTGGCGGTGCTGGTGGATATAGAACGGCGTCTGGATTTTCTGTTCTTTCTGGCACTACATACACAGTAACCGTAGGCGGCGGGGGAACTTTTTATACTGCTGCATCAAATTCCGTATTTAGCACAATTACCAGCACAGCCGGAGGAAGGGGAGGCGATATAGATGATACAACTGCTAGAGCAGGTGGCTCTGGCGGCGGAGGCATGTTTTACAACGTAGACGGTGGGTCTGATTTCACCACTCCCGGTGGCGCAGGAACGTCTGGGCAAGGAAATGCTGGTGGTTCGCCCGGCATCTATGCGATGGCGGGTGGTGGCGGCGCTGGCGGGGCTGGCCCTACTGCACCTTGGGGTGGTGGCGGCGGCTGCGGCGGTGGCGCAGGAACCGCGTCAAGTATAACCGGCAGTTCAGTTACCTATGCAGCGGGTGGTGGCGTAGCGACAGAGGGCAGTACCGGATCTAGTGGCGCTGCTAATACTGGTAACGGCGGGCAGGCTGGTCAAGCCTCACGCGGTGGTGCCGATAATGCTGCGGCTGGCGGCGCTGGCGGCAGCGGTATTGTAGTTGTGCGTTATTCAGACGCTTTTGCCGCAGCCACAACCACAGGCTCTCCGGTTTATACGGTTGCTGGAGGCTTTAGAATTTATCGCTTTACCGGCTCCGGCTCTATTCGTTGGTGACGTATGGCGCATTTTGCACAGTTAGATGAAAACAATGTTGTGACGCAGGTCATCGTCGTTAGCAACGATGAGTTGATGGATAACGGCGTTGAGAGCGAAGCCAAAGGCATTGCCTTTTGCCAATCCTTATTTGGCGCTGATACCCGTTGGGTTCAGACTAGTTACAACAGCAAATTTCGTGGCGTATACGCTGGTATTGGCTACACCTACGACGCTGACAAGGATGTGTTCGTAGCACCGCCGGTTAAAACCCTTTCGGAGTAAATCATGGCCGATACTAAAATCAGCGCATTGCCCTCGGGCGCACCGGCGCTGGCAACAGACGAAACCGTCATTGCTCGCGGTGGCGCTAACTACAAACTGACGGTTGCCAACATTGCTGGCTATCTCGGCACTCCGATCACCGTCGCTAACGGCGGCACGGGCGTTACGACTTCAACGGGTACGGGCAACGTGGTGTTGTCCACAAGCCCAACGCTGGTCACTCCCGTTCTTGGTACGCCCACCTCGGGCAACCTGTCCAACTGCACGGCTGACGGCACGAACGCTGTCGGCTATCGCAACGTCCCACGCTCGGGATCGGCCAAGACAACCAGTTACCCGCTTGTTACCGGCGACGTTGGTGAGTTTATCGAGGTTGGCACTGGCGGCTCGATCACGATTCCCGATGCGACGTTTGCGACGGGCGATGTGGTATCGGTGTTCAACAACACCTCCGGCAACATCACTATTACCTGCACCATTACGACCGCGTATATCGCTGGTACGGATGCGGATAAAGCAACGGTGACTCTGGCAACGCGAGGTGTGGCGACGATTCTGTTCCTCTCTGGCACGGTCTGCGTAATCTCCGGCAACGTGAGTTAAGCCATGAGCGGAATTCAGCAGATGTTGCTAGGCGCTGTTGTTTCGCTTCCGGCAACTCTCGAAATATTGATTGTTGCTGGTGGTGGTGGCGCAAGAAATGACGACGCTGGCGGCGCTGGCGCTGGCGGCGTTGTTTATTCGTCTTCGTTTACTGCTACTTCTGGAACCTCATACGCCGTAACGGTCGGTGGTGGTGGCCCTGCTAATACCAACGGGTCTAATTCATCTGCGTTTGGTTTGACGGCTGCTGTTGGCGGCGGTACTGGCGGCGCTTTTAACGGCGGTTCTCCGACTAGCGGATCGTCTGGCGGTTCTGGTGGTGGCGGCGGCGGCGGTACTACCACATCTGGTGGCGCTGGAACTTCCGGCCAAGGTAACGCTGGTGGCGCAGGCACAGGAACTGGTTACTTTGGGTACGGAACGGGTGGCGGCGGTGGCGGTGCTGGGCAGGTTGGTGGGCAGCCGAACGGTGGTAACGGCACATCTGCTTATAGCGCCATGCTTGCAGTTGTTGGCGCAGGTCAAAACGTTAGCGGAACTCGATACGTTGCTGGCGGTGGTGGCGGCGCAGAAGGCGGCGGTTCCGGTGGATATGGCGGTGGTGGTACAGGCGGTACTCGCAACGGCGCGTATTCAACTGCTGGCACCGCTAACACAGGCGGTGGCGGCGGCGGTATGTGGTACATCGCTGCTGGTAGTGCTGGCGGTTCGGGAATGGTTCTTGTTAAAGCATCAAGAGCCGCAGCCTCTACAACAGGCTCTCCATCTGTAACTACAAGTGGCGGGTTTACTTATTACTACTTTACCGGCAGCGGCAGCATAACTTTTTAAGGCAAATTTAATATGTCGCACTTTGCTGAACTAGATAGTAATAACCTCGTATTAAGAGTAATTGTTGTTTCTAACAACGAATTGCTTGATGAAAACGGAAACGAATCCGAGCAAAAAGGCATTCAGTTTTGCCAAAGTTCATTTGGAGGAAATTGGATTCAAACCAGTTATAACGGCAAGATTCGACGTAATTTTGCTGGGATTGGATATAAATACGATCTACAGAAAGATGTATTTGTGGCGCCACAGCCTTATCCGTCATGGGTATTTGACGAGCAAACAGGTATATGGAGCGCGCCAATTCCAAAGCCAGAAGACGGCGGGTATTACTGGCATGAGCCTTCTGTGTCTTGGGTAAAATTCCCGACATAAAAAAAATGCACAAAATCATAGACAATTTTATAGAAACAAACTTAATTGAAAAAATTAAGTCTGTTTGTTTGTCTTCAGATTTTGCTTGGTATTACACGCCGTACGTTTCTAACAAAGACGCAGGCGACGGCGTATATTTTTCTCATTTGGTGTACAACAATTTTTCGCCGACTAGTAATTGCTTTAATCTTTTCGTTCCGATTTTGGATTTTTTAAACGCAAAATCTTTAATCAGAATTAAGATAAATATGTTTTCTAGAACGCCAGAATTATTTAAACATGACTGGCATTGTGACTATGACTTTGATCATAAAGGCGCTGTTATATATTTAAACTCAAATGATGGATTTACCATTCTTGAAGACAATACGATGGTGAATTCATTGGAAAACAGGATTTTGCTTTTTGACTCAAGCAAGCCACACAGAAGCACAACTTGCACAGATCAAGGCGTGCGATTGACGGTAAATTTTAATTATTTTTAATGGAATGCCACTAATGGAATGGAAAGTTAAAAGCCTGACCGCCTACCCGCACCTTGATGGCAAGGACAACGTGGTCTACCTGGTTCATTGGAAACTCGGCTTAATTGATGCGGTCACCGAATTGATGTTGCCTACTGGCAATTTCATTCCGTTTGACGGCTTGACCGAAGACGTTGTACTGGGATGGGTGTGGGCTAGAATCTCGAAGGAAGATATTGAGGTTCGCGCCGCTAAGGCCGAAGAAGATGCCAAGCACCCGCCGCCAAAGCCGGTTCCCGTCGCTTTGCCGTGGGTAACGGAGTAAAACATGGCTATTATCCCTATTACAGACCTGCCAAGCGCCACTAGCCCGGTATCGGCGTCTAGCCCTGCGGCTATCGTCCAAAACGGCGTTACGGTCAAGGCGTCACTGAGCGAGTTCCGTAACTACGTCACGCCGCAAGACTACGGCGCAAAAGCAGACGGCGTTACGGACGACACCATCGCTATTCAGACGGCTATCAACGTGGCCTCTGCTACTGGCTCGACTGTGTACTTCCCTGGCGGAACGTACCTTGTTGTCCCGGCTACGCTGAAGGACTGGGAAGGCACGCCGCTTGGCGAAGGCCAGATGACCTGCGCCTTTATCATGCAGTCCAACATGTCGCTGTACGGCGAGATTGGCGCAACCCTTAAACTCGCCAACAACGTCTCAACGCTGGCTGCCCCGAAGCGCGTGGCGCTGTTCTTCACCAACACTCCGCTGCAAAACCTGTCGTTTGTTGGCCTGACAATGGACATGAACGGTTTGAACAACCGTATTAGCCCGTCTGCTCCGGCGTCATACAACCGCTACAACCAAGCCATGATTCACGTCACCGGCACAACCGGCGGCGTAGCGGCTCGATGCGATAACGTCACTATCGACAACTGCAAGTTTCTTAACACGGCAGGAACCTCGTGCGTCGTTATGGCGCAAAGCAACACGGCAGGCGTGACGCTTGGGCAGAATTGGTCGATTACCAACTGCTTGTTCAAGAACAACGGGTTGGACACGGACGACCACAGCAGTGTGTTTGCGTGGGCGGAGGACGTGGTGTGCGATGGCAACACGTTTACTGCCGACACCATGTTCCCAAACGGCATCTCGGGTAACAGCGGCTCGTTTGTTGCGTATGAAGTTCACGGCGCTAACCAACGGTTCGTCAACAACTTTATTAGCAACTACTGGCAAGGCATGTGGGTGGCGTCCAACATTACGTCTCCTGCCAACAACATTATTATTTCAAACAACACGTTCTCGCCGGTTAAGTGGTACGCGATTGATTTCTATCGCACCAGTGCAACCGAAACAGATATTAGCCGAGTGTTGATTGATGGAAATACCGTCCTTATAGACGACACTACGCTGACTGGCGTGGTGCCGACATTTAAGGCGGCTTTCCAAATTGCTTCGTTTCGGCGCATCCAAAACGTGCAAATTACTAATAACTTCTGCTCAAAGACCGGCGCAACCATTCCATCTGTCGGCATTTTGATTACGCCTCAAGGTAATGCCAACAACGATCATCGCGGCATCATTATCCGCGATAACGCCTTTAGCAATTTTGGTTCCGGCATTGCCACGTTTATCAACTCGGTAAACGGCATGGGCCCGCTGGAGATCAGCAACAACTACATCCGTAACTGCTCGGATGCGCCGGGGTATACGACTCCGCAAGGCGTGTCTATTGGCCTCAGTGGCGTGGCCCCGCTGGCAACCGCTTACGAAGCGCTGTTTATTTCAAACAACACGTTCATTGACGATCGTGCGGTTAAACAGATGGACTTCGGCATTCGCCTTGACCAGGTGACGGTGACTAATCTTAACGTCCAGCGCCAAAAGTATTTGGGCATGGTGACAGCCAATTACGCCGAAGCCTCGACGACCGTCACCAACCGTTTTGGGTACTACGAATACATCACGTTTACTCCAGTTTGGAAGTCAGGTGGAGTGGCGATCACGCTCGGCAACGGAGCGCGTAACGCCTCGTACACGGTTGATGAAAAGCAAGTCACCATTAACGCCACGCTAACGGTAGGGTCTACGACCTCGTTCGGGGCTGGCATTATTACGCTGGACTTGCCGTTTACGACCAATGCCAACCCGCTTGGGTACATTGGCAACTGGCGCATCTTTGACACCAGCCCCTCGACGTACTATTTCGGCGGCGCCGTATCGGTCAACAGCGACACGGGGGTTGGCTTGCAGTTAAACAACGGCACCAACGTCACCAACACATCGCCAATTACGTTTGCCGCAGGTGATACGATCTTCCTGCAATTAACGTACACCCGAGCCTAATTACGGAGTAAGCCGTGACTATTACGAAAAAGATTTCGCAACTGCCTGCCGCCTCGGTTCCGTTAAGCGGAAGTGAGTTGGCGCCGATTGTTCAAAGCAGCGAAACCAAGAAGGTTCCTGTGTCGGCTATTGGCCCGTTTGTTAGCGTCAAGGCTTATGGCGCGGTTGGCGACGGCGTTGCTGACGACACCGTGGCTATTCAGGCTGCGGTAACCGCTAACAAGTCGGTGTTCTTCCCGGCTGGCACGTACAAGATCACTGCCCCGATTGTCCTTTCCCAGAACAACTTTGAGATTTCTGGCGTTAAAGGCAAGTCGATGATTAAGGGGTCTGGCGGGGTCATCCAAGGTTACTTCCGCGTATCAACGGCCTTTACCGCCGAGAACGGCATTATTGAAAACCTTGCGTTTGACTCGGACGACGCTACGGCAGTGCGATGGGCAATTTACTCGCCTTCTGGCGTGTACCTCTCGCATTTGCTGATCGCAGACTGCGACTTCTACGGTCGCCTTGCCGCTGGCATTAAAGGCGTGCTGATTGGCTCGCACGTCTACCGTTGCACGTTTGGCGTGTTCGGCTCTGGCTCTGGTAACGCCATGAAGGCCATTGAGTCTATCGGGGCTGCGCCGGTCAATCTGACCAACATCAACGTCATTGAGCAGTGCTGGGTTAAAAATTGCGGTTCCCCGCAGTCAAACGTAGAGTTTCAAACCGGCTACGAGTTGGTGTTCCGTGACTGCATTTTTGAGTTTCTTGACCCGACTCTAACGGTCGTATTGTTGTCAGGCATCCTGTTCCCGCGCTTTGAAGGCTGCTGGTTCGAGGACGCACAAGGCACGACGGACGCTGGCAAGGCTGTCATCTGGACGCGCAGAGACTCTAACGGAATTTTTGCCGAGGTTTTGACGGTCGATAACTGTCTGTTCCACACGTATTCCACGATTCCAAACGGCTTGATTAACTTCTCCGACAGCCCGCGCAAGGTCTGCAACTTCTCCAAGAACGTCATGGTGTCGTTGCAGTCGCCCGTGATTGTGGGCGGCAACTCGGTGGCTAATTTTGTAAGCAGTTACGGCAACTACGCCACGGTTGGCGCAGGTGGTGATGCTACCGGCTTGCAGTACGACTCTCCGGCTAAGTTTGACCTTGGTGTAGCAACCCCGGCAATTACGTTCCCGGCTACCCAGATTCCAAACAACCTGCCAAACGTCCTTGACGACTACGAGGAAGGCTCGCTGACGCCGACCGACCAGTCTGGCGCAGGGCTGACGTTTACGTCGGCTCTGGGGCGTTATACAAAGGTTGGCCGCTTGGTGACGTTCTCGATGACGGTGGCGTATCCCGTTACGGCAAACGCAAGCGCCGCGATCATTTCGCGCCCGCCGTTCATTAACGTCGAAGAGTCCCCGGTAACGCTAATGACCAATGTTGGCTCTGCGATACAAGGCTATGTCATCTCGACCGGAATCAACTTGTTCCCGGTCGGGTCGTTTACCCCCACAACCAACGCTACGCTGTCCGGCAAAACGCTGTACATCAGTGGCGTTTACATGACCACTTCATAATTGTTGCGCGAACACAACTTGTAAGTTAAAGTTTAACCGTACTGGTGCGTTTCACCAGGTTTCCGTAAGGAAGGTTATGTCGGACGAAAATGTAGTCCCTGAAGTCGTAGCGGAGGTTTCCGCGCCGGAACCGGTGGTCACGGCTACCCCGGAACCCGAAGTCGTTGCAGAAACGCAACAGCCGGAGGAAAAGCCAGCCAAATCGTTCTCTCAAGAAGAGTTGGACGCGATGGTCGGCAAGAGGCTTGCACGGGAACGTCGCAAGTGGGAAAGAGAGCAGGCGCTAAAGGCCACGCCGTCACAGGCTGAAGCCGCTGCCCTGCCGAGCAGAGACGAGGACCCGGACGCATACGCAGAGGCTTTGGCCGAGCGTAAGGCTACCGAACTCCTCGCCCGACGTGAGGCAGAGCGGGAGCAAATGGCTCTCCTAGAGGCTTATCACGACCGCGAAGAAGCAGCGCGTGACCGTTACGATGACTTTGAACAAGTCGCGTACAACAACGCTCTGCCCATTACGACCGTGATGGCTCAGACGATTCAGGCTTCGGAATTAGGACCCGATATTGCATATCACCTAGGTTCTAACCCCCGCGAGGCTGAACGTATTTCCCGCCTGTCGCCGTACTTGCAGGCAAAAGAGATCGGGAAGATTGAGGCCAAGTTGGCCGACAGTCCCGCCCCGGTGAAGAAAACAACCAGTGCGCCCCCGCCGATTAAGCCTGTCACGGCTAAAGGCGCTGGCACTCCGGTCTACGACACGACAGACCCACGGTCAATTTCGGCCATGAGCGCGTCAGAGTGGATCGAGCGCGAGCGTCAGCGACAGATTAAGCAGTGGGAAGCGCGTCGTAACCGCTAACTTCTTTTAGAGGACATTTAAAGTGGCTAATACACTTCTTACTATCGACATGATTACGCGGAAGGCGTTGGAGATTCTTGAAAACAATCTCGTGCTGACCCGTAATGTTAACCGCCAGTACGACGACTCCTACGCCGTCGAGGGCGCCAAGATCGGCACCACGCTGCGTATCCGCTTGCCGGACCGCGCTCTCGTGACCGACGGTGCTGCCCTTCAGGTGCAGGACGACAACGAGCAGTTCACCACGTTGACGGTTGCTTCGCAGAAGCACATCGGCGTGAACTTTACGACTGCCGAAATGACCATGCAGTTGGACGACTTTGCCGAGCGCGTGCTGAAGCCGCGTATCAGCCAGTTGGCCGCCAGCATCGACGCCGACGTTGCTAACTCGTTCCTGAACATGTTTCAGTCGGTTGGCACCCCCGGCACGACCCCCAGCACGACCGCTGTTCTTCTCGCTGCCCAGCAGAAGTTGAACGAGTCTGCCGCTGTGATGTCGCCGCGTTATGCCACCGTGAACCCGGCTGCGAACGCCGCGCTCATCGAGGGCATGAAGGGTCTCTTTAACCCGGTCAGCACCATCTCGTCGCAGTTCAAGAACGGCATGTTTGGCGAAGGCATCCTTGGGTTCGACGAACTCAACATGTCGCAGTCGATCAAGCAGTTCACGACTGGTAGCCGCACGGGCGCTCACACCGTCACCACGACTGTCTCGGCTCAAGGTACTTCGACCATTGCCATCACCGGCACTGGCACGCAGACCATCAAGAAAGGCGACGTGTTCACGATCAACGGCGTGTTTGCTGTTAACCCGCAGACCCGCGAATCGACTGGCTCGCTCCAGCAGTTCGTGGTCACTGAGGACGTGGCGGCTTCGGGTGGTGCCTACGCGGCTGTGAAGATCAGCCCGGCGATCTACACCTCGTCGGTTGCTCTGGCGACGGTTTCGTCGTTCCCGCAGGCTGGCGACACGATCACGTTCTTGGGCGGTGCGTCCACGCAGTACCCGCAGAACCTCGTGTACCATCGTGACGCCATCGCGTTTGCCACGGCTGACCTCCTGCTCCCGCAGGGCGTTGACATGGCTTCGCGTCAGGTCCACAACGGTGTCTCCATGCGCGTTGTCCGTCAGTACGACATCAACAACGACCGTATGCCGTGCCGTATCGACGTTCTCTATGGTTACTCGGTGATCCGCCCGCAAATGGCCGTCCGACTTTGGGGTTAATAGCATGAGTTACGTACTCGGCAATCTTCCAAAGCAGGCGGTCATCAGCGTTACGCTGTCACCCGCAGCCGTTTCCGCGAATACGTCTGCCGAGCAGACTTTCACGGTCAACGGTCTGTTGGCAGGAGATCACGTTGCGGTCAACAAGCCGAGCGCCCAAGCGGGCCTCGGTATTGTTGGCTGCCGTGTCTCGGCAGATAACACGCTGGCGATCACTTTCGGCAACTTCACCGGTGGCTCGATCACACCGACGGCGAGCGAGGTCTATCGTGTCCTCCTTAGCCGCCCGGATCGGGTTATCACCGATGGCATTATTTAATTTAGGAGTATCAAAACATGCCTCTTCCTAATGGCACTGGTGGCTATCAATATAGTGACGGTAATCTTGGCGAGCCGTTGCTGTTCGTCCAGGCGGCCCCGACGGCCCTGACTGGCGCCGCAACTCTCACCCCGGCTCAGTTGGGCAACGGTCTGTTCACCTACAACGGTGCAGCACTTAGCCTGACCCTGCCGACGGTCGCTGACCTTGAGTTGTTCGTTTCGTCTGCTGAAAAGCCGGACGTGGCGTTCGACTTTTTCATCATCAACACGGGCGCGAATACCGCCACGTTGGCGGTGGGAACGGGTTGGACGATTGTGGGTGCGGTTGGCACCGCGACGGCAACTTCGTCTCACTGGCGCGCGCGTAAGACGGGCGTTGGTGCCTGGACTTGCTACCGCATCGGCTAATAGTCATGCCTAACATCTTCCTTCGCCATCCCCGTCACGGGGAAAAAGTCGCAATCTCGCAACTTGAAGCGCGGGAAGATATGGAGCACGGATGGGTTGAATTTGACCCATCCGGCTCTGATGACTCAGAATCACCGGCGTCGGCAGAAATGCCGGCGTCGGTTGATTCCGACGCACCTAATGCTTTACGAGTTCGCCGCCGACGCAAGGAGTAACTGATGGCTACCACCGCTGCCGACCAGATCAACGGTGCGTTACGTCTGATCGGAATGTTGGCAGAGGGTGAAGTGCCTTCGGCCGCCACGTCCCAGGACGCGTTGACGGCGCTCAACCAGATGATTGATTCGTGGAGCACGGAGCGTTTGTCCGTCTTTTCCACAATCGACCAAGTGTACAACTGGCCGCCGAGCACCCGTATGCGCACGCTCGGCCCCACCGGCGACTTTGTGGGCGAGCGCCCAATCAAGCTCGACGACGCCACGTACTTCCGCGATGCCTCGACCAACGTGTCGTACGGCATCCAAATGATTAACCAACAGCAGTACAACAATATTGCGGTCAAGACGGTCACGTCTACCTACCCGCAAATCCTGTGGTACAACCCGACGTACCCCAACATCGAGCTGTATTTATATCCAGTACCGTCTCGCGTGCTGGAGTTCCACTTTGTGTCCGTGCGCCCGCTGTCGCAGCCGGCCGCGCTGGATACCGACCTGACGTTCCCGCCAGGCTACCTGCGCGCGTTCCGCTACAACTTGGCGTGCGAAATTGCACCGGAGTTTGGTGTTGAGCCTTCGCCGCAAGTGCAGCGCATTGCGATGTACAGCAAGCGCAACCTTAAGCGCATCAACGATCCGGGCGACGTAATGGCAATGCCAGCGGCGCTGATGGTGAATCGTCCGCGCTTCAACATCTTTACCGGAAACTTCTAAGTGAAGACGCCGATCCTAGGGTCGACGTATGTCATCCGGTCGGTCAATGCTGCCGACAACCGGATGGTCAACCTGTATCCAGAAGTTGTGCCGGAAGGCGGAAAAGAACCTGCGTACCTACAGCGTTGCCCCGGCATAGCGCTTCAAACAGTTGTCGGCACAGGCCCTATCCGTGGGCTGTGGGAACACGCTGGCTTCTTGTACGTCGTCTCGGGTAACGAGTTCTACAAGTTAGACCATGCGTATAACTTCGCGGGCATCAACCAACTTTCGTTAGAAACGGAAGGGTTTGTTCTGCTTGAAGACGACAGCACTATCTTGCTGGAAAACCAAGTTCAGACATACATAGGCTTAGTGTCTGGCACTGGCCCGGTGTCGATGGCCGACAACGGCACGCAGATTTTTATTGCTGCTAACCCTGACGGCTACATCTACAACACCGCTACGGATCAGTTCCAGCAAATCCTTGACCCGGACTTTCCGGGCGCTGTCACGGTCGGCTACCTTGACGGTTATTTTGTATTTAACGAGCCGAATAGCCAGCGCGTGTGGGTCACGCAGCTGCTCGATGGTCTGTCGATTGACCCGCTGGATTTTGCCAGCGCCGAAGGTTCGCCGGACGGATTGGTGTCGCTCATCATCGACCACCGCGAAGCGTGGTTGTTTGGCGAAAACTCAGTCGAGGTCTGGTACAACTCGGGCGACCCGCTGTTCCCGCTTACTCGCATCCAAGGCGCGTTTAACGAGATCGGTTGTATTGCGCCGTACTCGGTCGCCAAGATGGACAACTCCGTCTTTTGGCTAGGCGCAGACCCTCGCGGTCAGGGCATCGTCTATCGAGCAGACGGCTACACCGGAGTGCGTATCTCAACCCATGCGGTTGAGTTTGCCATTCAGGGTTACAGAAACTTGGCTGACGCGGTGGGCTACACCTACCAGCAGGACGGCCATACGTTTTATGTGCTGAACTTTACCGACGCCGATACGACTTGGGTGTTTGATGCCGCGACAGGCGCGTGGCACGAGCGTGCTGCGTACCGTAACGGCAAGTTTAAGCGGCATCGCGGTAACAGCCATGCTCGATTCAACGGCCAACCAATTATTGGCGATTACGAAAACGGCAAGTTGTATGCGTTCGACTTGGATGTATACGCCGACGACGGGCACGTACAAAAGTGGCTGCGCCGCTGGCGCGCGCTGCCGCCTGGTGCTAACGACCTTAAGCGCACCGCGCACCACACGCTGCAGATCGACTGCGAGACTGGCGTTGGCTTGCCGGGATATAGCGCGTTTGACGTTATCGGCTGGCTTGCCACTGAAGACGGCGACATACTTGAAACCGAACAGGGCGAGTATTCGCAAGTCATCGGCACGCTTGGCACACAAGCCTATGACGAGATCGGCACGCAAGACTTAAATCAGATCGGCGTGCAGAACTGGGAAGGTTACTGGATTGGCCTTGACGGCCCGATTGTGCAAGGCGCTGACCCACAGTTGATGCTGCGTTGGTCAGACGACGGCGGTCACACTTGGAACGGCGAGCGCATGACCTCGATGGGGCGCGTCGGTCAGTATGGCACTCGCGCCATCTTCCGTCGCTTAGGCATGACGGTAAAGCTGCGCGATCGTGTGTACGAAATCAGCGGTACGGATCCTGTTAAAGTCGCCATTATGGGCGCCGAACTGGCACTGAGTCCAACCGGATCATGACGCAGAACATTACGCAAATTCCTGCGCCGCGCGTTCCGTTCCTTGATGAGCGGACAGGCCTTATTTCGCGTGAATGGTTCCGCTTCCTTAACAATCAGTACCAACTGACGGGTGGCGGCACCACGTCTACTACGCTGGCTGACCTTGAACTGACGCCATCGCTGTCGTCTAACACCGAAGATGAAATAGCGGTTTTGCAACAAGAGATTGAGGATATTCAAAAGCAACCTCCGCTTGCCGAGGTTGTAGCCGCCAAAGTCTTTACTGTTAACTACGGCTCGTTTTTCTCAACGCAAACGCAAGTTGCCGCCGTAGCCAATACTCCTTACGCCATAACGTTTAACAACACGTCAAGCCAATACGGCGTTTATATTGATCCAACAGATAACACCCGCATTAGGGTGGGTAGACCGGCTATTTACAACATGCAGTTTTCCATTCAGTTGGACAAGACTGCTGGCGGCGTGGGATTGTTTTACGTGTGGCCGCGTGTTAACGGCGTCAATGTGCCTAATTCGGCATCTCAAGTCCGTATTCAAGGCAACAACGGCGAAGTGTTCGTGGCTGCCAACATATTTGTACCCATGTCCAACGGCGATTACTTGCAGTTGATGTGGGCAACTGACGAAATTACTGTGCAACTTTTGGCCGAGACAGCAACCGCCGTTCATCCCGGCATCCCCTCGGTCATCCTTACTATGACGCAGGTGAATATATGACCGTCTACCTTTCAGCCTTTGCTGGCGCCGGAGCGCAGTTCTTCACCGACGACGGTTCAGTGTTGTCGGGCGGCAAGATTTACACGTACCAGGCTGGCACTGCTGCCCCTGAAAACACCTACACGTCCGAAGTGGGGACTTCGCTAAACACCAACCCGATCATCTTGGACTCGGGTGGCCGCTTGCCGGAAGACCTGTGGTTGTCGGAAGGCGTGACGTATCGCTTCGTGCTGACCGACGCTAACGACGTGCAGATTGGCGAGTACGACGATATTGCTGGCGTCAATGACATTTCTACCGAGTCGGTGGCGTGGGCTACCATCACCGGCACCCCGACGACGGTGGCTGGTTATGGCATCACGGATGCGCTGACGACTACGGCTGCTGCGGCAACCTACGCTCCGATTGCCTCGCCTACGTTCACTGGCACGCCGCTGATTCCTGATAACGGCTCGCCAAACACTAACTACGCCGTAGGCTATCGAGAGGCCCCGCAGAACAGCCAGACGGCTAACTACCAGTTGGTGCTGGCCGATCGCGGCAAGTCGATTCTGATGAACGGCGCGTCGCTGATATTGACCATTCCAGCTAACTCAGCTGTCGCGTTCCCGGTTGGCACGGTCATCATCATCGTTAATCTCAACGCTTTGGCGCTTTCGATTGCGATTACAACCGACACGCTGACGCTGGCTAATAGCGTCACCACCGGCACTCGCACCCTTGCGCGTAACGGCTTGGCGACCTGCGTCAAGATTGGCTCAACCTCGTGGCTGATCAGCGGAGCGGGATTGTCTTAATGGGCGGCGCTACCCTAGCAGCAGCGATTGCAGGCACGACCGGAGGGTCTGGCGGCGCTTTCGATTTTGACTCTGGTTCTGGATCGGTATCCATTCCCACTGGAGCCACAGGCGTGACCATCGAAGTATGGGGCGCTGGCGGTGGCGGCGGCTACGGTACGGTAACGAACATCTTTGGTGAGTTTGCCTACGAGCCGCAGGAAAACCCCGGTGGCGGTGGTGGTGGTGGCGCTTACGTCAAGACGGTGTTGGCGCTGACCGCGCCTGATGCCAGTAAAACCATCCTGTACACTGTCGGCGTGGCTGGCACAGGCGGCTCACTTGGCGATGCGGTAGGCGGCGCTGGCGGTCAGTCAGTGGCGTATGCCGGAACGTATGCTCTGCCCGAAATGATCGCGACAGGCGGTTTTGGCGGCTACGGTGGCATCGGCATCTACGGCAGTCAGCAAGGCGCTGGCGGCACGGCGTCAGGCGGCAATACAAGCAACGACAACGGCAACGGTGGTGCCGCGTTCACTCAGACCGGCGCCGCGCCTAGAGCCGGCGTAGGAAGCCTTACAGCGGGCGGTGGCGGCGACGGTGGCGATCCGGTAGAAGGCGGCGCTGCTGGTCTGCCTGGGTCTAATGGTCGCGTCCGAATGGTCTTTACCTTTTAGGTGACACATGGCAGTT